TTATTATTATTATTATTATTATAACTATACCTATCGCTGCATAAGCTGAGGTAATATACCATATTAACATTAACTACATTGTATGAAACCAAATGACCGAAGAGGTAAACATGGACAACAACGACGTAGAAATGAGAGATATAACGCTAGAGCAGGGCGAACAGATGGAGAGATTGACACAATTAGTGAATTATTTAGCGAGACTGGAGGAAGACCCGATATCAGAAATATACCTGACATCAATAGACGAATTTTCGATAAGGGTACAATTTGGGCAAGAACAGAATTGCAACAGGGTGTTACGTTTGACAAGAAACCTAGAAGTCCTTCAGGGTCACCTAACGGACGAACAACAAGCCCATGTTATAATGGGTGCGGAACATCATCACAATATGGATCTACAGGAAATGTGGGCAGATTCACTGAGAAAGATAGAACTATTAGCAACGACCATAAGAATAACAAGGGGCATGACTTTAGATCATATAATCCAGGGGAGACAACACACACCAGTAGAATTGGAACAAATAGAAGTTTTCCTACAACAGCAAGTGGACATCAACGTGTTCATGAGATTTCCGAGATTCCAAGCAGAACTTTTTGGAACAATAAATTTGTTAGAAAATCAAATGCGTTGGAACGAGATAGTAGGGGAACCGGACATAGAACATCCGACGGTAATTTACAGAAATTTGAAGGTAGCAAGTTTAATAACAGAGGCAATGAGATCCATGCCAGGAACACACATGGAGGATTTGACACCGGAACATGCGCAGATCATAGACAGAATGTCGACAAGCTACTCGCTAGCGTTAGCGAGTTTAGAACCGGTGTTGTTACACAGCCAAATAATGGTACATGTACAAAGAGCCAGAGAGAGAAGATTGCAAGAAGCCGTTCAACAAGCAGTGCGCACAGCAAGACGGAGACGTCAAAGAAACAACGCACATCAACGCAGGCGTTTGGAGAGGGAACACTTGCAGGATTTGAACAGACAACTTCCAGACTGGAATCTTATGATGGAAGTACAAGTACCACACCACGACCAACCACAACACGAGATACAGGACTGGGGACAAGACCCGATATTGAATTTCCCTGCACCCATCGAGCAGGAGTTGAACAATATACCAATAACACCAGAAACGATGCCGGACTTATTAACAGATTTGCCGGTAATAACTTACCCGCGGGATATGCAGACACAGTTACAAATGACGAATCCGGATCTATTTTATTAGATTTCGATGACACACCACAATCTGTATATAATGTAAATAAAATTGACAAATTTATTGGTAGTTTGGTAAGTGATGTAAATACTTTAACTAGCACATTACTACCTACCCGTAATGAAATTTTTGATGACAGTGCAAGCGGAGTGAAATCATTAGAGAGTAATAATCCGAGCACTGTAATTATTGACATTCCAGCACCCGCACCATACATACATAGAAACCCGAGTTGGTATAAACGTTTATTTTGTAGAAGTTCAAGATTTGAATTCGGAAAGAAAAACAACCATAACATTGGTGATATAGTCACTAATAAAACCAATGTTGATAGAACAACTATACCTGATCATTTTATCCATGATCAATTATACAACTATTTAGTAATCCATAAGTTTGCTAATTACAAGACCAGGGATGAAAAGGTTGACCATATGCGTAAATTAGCCACCAAATGGTTATACGAAATGGAAATAAAATATGATAAATTTACTGCCTTAGAATTACATAAACATTTGCTAACCATCCAGAAAGCAAGTGATGAGGTAGATACTAAATTTTTATATGAATTCGAAGATCCTAATTTCAGTAGATGTTGCTTGAGCAGAATAAGATGCTCTCCTCGCAACACTTTAAACGAATATTAACCCCCAGACAACAAATTAATGTAGATAAAAAGTTACAAACAACATGTCAACACAATTATAAAATCGAACCATCTGCTGATTGGAAATACAGCATTGTTAAGACCAATAAAATAAATCCATGCGATGGTTGCACTAAAACATACCCGATTTTATTTACAAATCCTGATTACGAAAATGACGTTTCATACATAATGAACAATTGTTCATGTAATGAATATGTTGGCCTAATGAACCGTTATTTAAAGAAAACTAAAAATAAAGTACATTATAATCATGACATAGTTGAAAACATCTTAACTGACCTTTCTACATTATTAAAACAACATTTTAAAGGTCCAATTACAGTACAAGAATTCCTTGACACAAAATCAGGTAAATTAGCTAGAAGATATGATGCAGCAGCCAGGTCCATAAATAATAATGGATTCAACATATTTAAAGATAATAAAGTGAAAGCATTCATCAAAAATGAAATTTATGATGAAGAGAAAGCTCCAAGGATGATAATGGGGAGAGATCCCAGATTCAACATTGCTTATGGCATGTATACACATCCGTTAGAAGAGGCAATGATGAAACTACCACAAATTTCTAAAGGTAAAAACTTCGTAGAGAGAGGAAAACAATTTGCTGATTTAATATTCGGTAAAAATATCCTTGAGGGTGACTGTTCAAAATACGAGTCAACACAAAGACATGAGTTGTTACGCCACATAGAATTGGGTTTGTGGCGAAGACTACTAAATGATGAAGACTTTCAGAATGTTTATAATTTATTTATGGCTAAAATGCGCAAGAAGGGAACAACATATAATAATTTAGAATTTGAATTTTGGTATTGCAGAGGCTCAGGAGATATGGATACAGGTTTATTCAATACACTAATCATGTATGTAGCTTGTAGATATTTTGAAATTGTAAATCAAACAGGTAGTGGAAATTTTATTTGCGATGGTGATGACAATTTGATTAGTGTACCACAAGGTATAAAACCAATAGACACTTTCAAAGAATTTGGACTAGATGCAAAATTAATTTTGAGAAATGACTACCATGATGCAGAATATTGCTCTGGTAAATTCATACAGTTAACACCTGGGAATTTCATGTATATACAAAATTTGAACAAACTCATGAAGAATTTACCAATTTTCAGAAAAACTAAATTCGAATTAAAGAAAGGTGCATATTACCACTCACTTGGCTACATGTATAAAGTGATGTATGGCAACATTCCATTAATAAGTGATATAGCTAATTTTTTATTAAAATCAACACCAGATAAACACGTTTCATTGGACATACTGAATGAAATAAATCCATCACACACAATGGCATTCCAGAAGGGCACCAACAACATAATTTTTGATGAAAACACCATCTACAATGAATTAGCGATGTGCTTCACTGGTAGTTTATCTAAATTGAGAAATTTGATCGCGTTTTACCAAACATCTTACTTAACGCTTGAAAAAGCTGAAGATAAGAAACAACGCGATATCAAAACTCCGCGTAGCAGACTGTCAACATCTGAAATTGCACAGTTAGAAATCAACATAAGCATCGGTATAAATAAGCCATGGCCAAAAGCTTATATGTTAAGAAAGATAATGAATTATACTGAAGAATAATGCTACAGGACCACAGGGTAAGAATATGTGGTCTTAAAACACCCTCGCCGTGTTGCGG